CAATCCTAAAAAACCACCAGTGGCTACCGGCGCTGCTATTGCTTGTATTGCTGCTACCGATCCAAATGCTGGTGCTGCTATTGCTCCTGCGGCTGGCGCACCCATCATTGCGATAAATTGGCCCATTATGCTTCTACCTCCACTCCAAGACCTAGTACCGTCATCGGCCCAGGATCTACTTGTGTTATTGTTACTTGAGCTAGATCATCCCAACCCAACAAATACATTTCTTTAATACCCGTGAACGGCGTTAAGCTACTTCCAAGCGCCATACCAAAACTACGATCTACCATATACTCACCATTTACTGACACACCTAACGACTCATAGAAATTTCCGATAACGCGGACAATGCGTTTCTTCCTAATTAATATAGGGCCGTCTTGGAAGTCTTGATTAACTGGCATAGTCTCAATCGTTGCATCGTAATTTAAACCGACCTCAACATCCTCTGAGTCTCTTGAAAGCGTTATTGAACCACTAGAAGGGGTAGCGTTAGGCATGATCGATCCATCAGCTCTAACCCTGCATTCTTCAGAGTTTAAATGAGCTAACCCAGTAACGGTTTTACCTTTAGGACTAAGCGTTACTCTGACATTAGAATCCGTATAAGAATCTGGATCTAATTTTTCTAAAAAGCGTTTTACTGATCCGTTGATTGTTCTTTTGACTAAGAAGTAAACCTCTTCAACAACCACTGCGACTGCCTCGATTGATCCGTTAGTTGTCCATTGTGTCCAGCCACCCACTTCTTGCGCTCTTAGTGAGTTGAATACGGCCACTGTGCCATCGCTATTAATAACGTAAACGTAGTTCGCATCGGTTTTTGCACTACCTCTAAGCGCATCCATGTCTACCGGTGAATTAAGCAAATGCGAAGCCAGTAATGAAACAGTGCCAGACGTGTATGCGTCCTCTGTATAAGCAAATAAAAACTCACGAACCGATTTACCGGTACGATCAACATACAAGGTAGCACCGTCGATTGACTTCGGTGGAATGTTGCTTGATCCAAATAAGGTTTGACGTCTAACTGAGCTTTTTGCTGGGGTAATCGGAATATCATTAATAGAAAATTCACCGCCAGTCGTAAAGATCTGCAAGTGACGACCAGCGTACACCATGGTAATAGCGTTTACTTGGTCTGTGTCTAGCGTTAAGCTAATCCCTTCATCGTCTAATGACGTGCCAAAATCAAAGTTATAAAAATCATTAGTCTTAGATCCCCATAATGTTTGAGGGCGTTGTTTAGATCCACCGAACCACATCCTGCCTTGGTAGAAAGTCACGCTCTTAGGGTAGCCACGGCTAGAACTCCAGACGTTTTCATCGCCAGAACCGAAGTCATACTGTGGAATATTTGATAATGAGATATTAGATAACGTCCAAGAAGAGTGTGTTGATCCACGAACCAATTTTGCTGGCGCATGGGATTCATGAACGATAATCATGGTGTCGGCTGATTGAGTCCACTGTAATTCAAATAACTGCGCTGTGGTATAAGTAGTTGTTATATTCGTTTGTAAAACATCGTCTTTATAAACAGCTATGTTGTTGTTCGTAAACACCATTAAGTAAGTTTGCTCAACATTAAAAGCAAACGCAGCTAACCTTGACTCAGCACCTATCGTGCTAACATATTTAAGACCAGGGCGACGTTTCATACCACCCTGCGGCAATGATTGCACATTAATAGCTTTGGCTGCACCTTGATAGAAGTGTTTTAAATCGGTACGCGCAACAAGCCTCGGATCTAATACACCACTATTAAAACTGGTTTGTAGGCTAATGACTCTAGGCATTAATATCTCGCATCAATCAGTGGTGAGTCAATAATCGCATCAGACGGTCGTGCTTGTGAATCTGTAAATCTAGCTCTTCTGAGTTGATCTTCATACATCTTGCGGTACTCTTCCGCCTTGGTTGAATTATCCGTAACCGGAATAGCAAAAATAGAAGCTAGATTAAACTCTAGCAATCGTTGAAAATATCCTGGCAATGTAGTCTCGCTAGGCTTGAAGATATAATCAATGTCCACTGCATCAGTATTGCTATACAGTTTATCTTCAAAGATTTCGTAGTCCACCCTTGGGTGAATACCAACTCCAACAATATAATTTGATGGTAGTTGAAAAGCGTTCGTCCAGTCGTTGAGTGGCGTCGCTGTTAATTTGTTGAGTGTTGCTTTTGCAGAGGCAAATCGCCATCTGTATTGAGACAATAAACTCTCGTATGTAGTTAAGTAAAGTGCGGAAGCGGTATTAGCACCTGCACCACCGTCTGTGAATGAAGCAATAGGCCCATGCCCGACCATAATTAGTGCATTACTGCAAATTTCAATGTCTGTTGCCATATCTTTACCTTAAAAAAAAATGGCAGCTAACCTAGTTATAAGCTGCTGCCATCTTAGTTTCAACTTTGTTTTATATCCTTTAAGCTTCGTTCCACTTAACAGATACGATACCGTCAGCATCTCTAGCGACTGCACCAGCTTTCATCATGCCGTTACATAACCATGATGTTTTCTGAGGAACCCAGTCAACTTTAGCTGATACTTCCATACCAACCGCAAGACCAACTGCTGAATCGTGCCAAGCGAAGCCTTCACGAACATTAGAGACAAGATCTAAGCCACCTTCTGAACGTGCTTCAATCGTGTGGAATTGAAAACCCATAAAGGTATTAACTTCACCGTGCATCAATGCGCGTACACCGTTGTAATCTGCACTCTGTATTTGAGTAGTGCCTAATAGATCACGTAAGCCTTCCGCTGAAATAGCGAAGTGACGACCACCAGAAGGAACACCCTTATCAGTCAAAGCTGTTGAAGCTTGAATCAAGTTATCAATCGTTAAACCGATAGTTGATGTAGAGTTTTTAGCAATCGACGTACCGGCTGTTGCAGCGTCTAATGAATCAAGAATAATCTGATCCATTCTACGACCAAGCGCACCAGCGATAGTGGTTTGTAGTTCTGTCTTTTCGTCGAAGTTGACTTCTTTAGCATCAAAGATGTCGGTGTATTCCGGCGCATTCCAGTTAGCTAACGTACAGCTAATTAACGAATGAGCAACACCCATGGCTGTCACATCAGCAGAAGTTGCCTTCTGGTTAGCTGTGCCTTTGCCTATCTTACGGAATTTGTAAATATCGGCTTGTACGTCGTTACGTGTTGTTACAGTGCCTCTTAGTTGACCAGCGGTTTGAAACGCGTGTTTCACCTCTGAATCGAATAGCTGCTGTGCAGCAGCGGATAAACTTGCAGACATAATGTCTCCTTATATAATTAAATTGTCATACCTTTTTTTCCGGGTATCTGCTTTGCAGGCCGATAGTCCTAGCTTGGTATGGGCCTTTAAAAAAGGGTGTCCACTATGCTGGGTTTGATCTTTATTTTAGCACAAAGATAAGTTTATTATCAATGTATTGTATTTTGCTTATATATCATCAAGTGCGAGCAATGAAATCGCTTCGCATAACTCGTCTCTAATCGTGTCGTAATGTTCTGTGTTTACTTCTGCGACGACCTCTAACCATAGCTTTTGATTTACCGCTGAGTCTCGACGATCACTAACATTTAAAAAAGTATCGTAATCACAAACGAACGCTATCGTCCTCATTTCTGGTGTTGCCATTCTTCTCCCCCTTGGAGATTAACTCATCGCACATTTCTATTAATGAATCACATAAAGCGTCTTTTACGCCTTGATCTTTAACATTTCTAAGCTGCCGAATTAACGGCTTTAAACTTTCATTTATCATTTTTTCTAATTGCATTTGCAGACGCATGGTTGTGAAAGAGTTTTTTGTGGTTGTACCATCTGCATCATTTGACCAGGCATACTCATAAACTCGTTAAAAAACGCATAGCTGGCTGTCGTGATTGTCACACCAACTACCAAATATAATAAAGCACATTTAGTCATCTTTTCATCCTATGGTAAACATAACGCCACATAGGGTGATCATCAGTTCCAAAATTAATCATCCTTCTTTCGGTATTTGTTCTTAGCTTCGTTGTAACCCCATTTGCGAGTAACGTAAGGAACTGCTATGTTAGTTATAAGAAGGAACGCTATAAAAGCGTATAAGGCGTTCATAAAGAACGAATCAGCCACGAATGCCACTGCTTGCTCTTTCGTCTTAATATCGTCAATCTGCTTCTCTTCGGGCAGTATCTCATCAACCGTAACACTGGTAGCTAAGTTTGCTATGGCAGGAATAGGGCCAGCTATCGCATAAGTAACAGCGGTAGTAGCACTGGTCTTGGCTACATTGTTAAACTTTAGTGAGCTACATCCAGTGGACATCATGAAGGCAATAACCAACGATATTAGCAGCAGTATTCTAACAAACAAACTCATCTCATTACTTCAGCCACTCATCAATCTTATTTAAAAACCTATTACAAATAGACTTGATCTTCTTGAGTAAAGTTACTCTGATATATCTGCCTTTTGAATCTCTTATATCTTGTGCTGTACGTGCCATATTTTCCCCTTTATGCGCATGATAACCAAGTGCCTAAGAACAACCAACAATCTGCCATAAGCACAATTTCATAGATCGGTACCAATTAGCCGCCGTAAAAATCATCAAACAATCGCTCAGTTTCTTTTCTAAAGTCTGCTGACGTTTGGTATTTAGGATCTGAAATTCTCTCATGTAGAGCTTCTTTCGTTACCCCCGTTTGAACGGCTGCCACATTAGCGACACCATTCTTTTGAGTCTTAGATATTAGAGCTTCTAACACCTCAACACCACTAGCAGAAGAGGCGAGCATCTTCATACTTTCAAATTGTTCTGAGGAGAGGTTTGCAGCGCCCCAGTCGCCGAGGTCTTTTAATCTTGATTGTGCGTTAGATCCTAGCGCTTGTATCTCTGCTTCTCTTGCGCCACCAGATACACCAACCTCTTGCTCAACCCAACCATGCAGCATCTGTGTGAACGTGTCTTGTGACATATTTGAGTTCTTAGCAGCTTCTTTGAACCAGCCGATACGAGGATCTTTCATATCAAACTCACCTTCAACGCCTTCTGGTACTGTTAGCTCATAATCCTCTTTTGGTGCGCCGGTAAACCCACCGAATTTCTTTTCTAGTTCTGAATAAGCTTGCGCTTGATCTGATACTGAGTTGTATTTATCTTTAAACCATTCTGGACGATCACCTTCACCGCTTATTTCATCGGCTAACTTCCAACCGCCATCCTCCGTAGGTGTGACCACCTCCTGCTCTGTTGTTGTGTCTGCGACTGGCGCTTCAATTAAACTTTCCTCTTCACTCATCCTCTTCTCCGTTTATTGTTTTTCAGCTAATGCAAGTTGATCTAAGATCTGACGCACAATAGCGTTTTGACCTTCTCTCATGCCTGCACCAAACTGTGTTGAATTAGCATTTAGCACTGGACGATCAAGTGTAATTTCCTTTAATCGGTTAATTACAAATTGTCCATCCTCTGTACTGAAACACCCATGAAAACGACTAGCAATATCTCTAGCCTTTTTTGCTGAATCAGCCTTCAGTTTTTGAACTGCCTCACCCTCTATGTCGAGAGACGACCATTCTTCAGCCACTGACTGGCTGCTGTTGAGCTTGTTGCTGCTGTTGAGCCATAGCTTGAGCAGCTTTCTCTTGCATTTCTATTCTCTCTTGCTCAGTTCTTAATAGTTTTTGTTCGATACCCAGCTTTTGCCCGATCCAAGTAACACTATCCTCAATCTTTGCACCTAACGCGAATGCTTCTGGCCCGAACGCAGCACCCATTTGCATAAACTGTTGCATCGCAATTAGATCCTCTTGATCTTGCGCTCTGGCTAGTGGAGACGTGTGCTTGATTGTCACCTCTCTACCATCGACTTGAATATCTGGAATCTTGCCCTCTTCTCTAAGAATATAAACAACCGACTTGAGGATCTTTTCAATAAATTCAGACTGTAATCTTGAGAATGCTGAACCAGCATCCATCAGTAACTCTTGAGAACGTAAGCTCATTTCAGTCGCTGACTTAACCGGCTGCTCTGTGTTGCCATACGGATCAGAGAATAGCGATTTGTTGATACGATCTCTAAGATCTGATAACACCAGTTCACCGACGTTAAAGTCGCCAGCACGGTCTAGTGGTCTTAGTGTTGGGTTTGTACT